CATTCAACGGGGACGATATACTCGACTGAGTATATAGTTCAGAGATGATTACCCAATCATCTCCTAGACAGTTAATGTCTACCGGGTCATCCACCTTAACGAAAAAGGGCCGACTAGTCACGAGTAAATCGATCTGCTTTCGCAGACCGGCACTCAGGCTCCAATCGGTCCATCTCGAAGTAAGACGACGTCGGATTTTAAACGAGTTGACTTGATTTCTCAAGCCAATCCGTCCGTTCCGGACGAATCCTCCAACGAAAGCAATTAACAAACCTTCATGGTTATAGGAGATTACTCTCCGACGGCCATAATGACGGAATGAAAATTGCACATCTTCCGATATAGGCATGCGCATAGAGTTCGGCTTCTTAACCAGAGCGTGATAAACTATGCTCTGAGTATGGAAGTCGCGCTTCAATGCGGCCGGCGGGTAAGGAACCTTGATGCCCTCAGCATCCCCATCATGAAAAGGTATTGGTAGAAATTCTACCATACCTTTCAGAGTAGAGATTACTGAAGGCAACATAATTCCCGTTCTCGCTGACCACCTAATCAGTCGATTAATCGTCGAGTAAACATCGGCACTTGTTTTAAGTGATTTACAATAGACGCCACGAATGTTATGGCCTCTAAAGTAGTCACCGCCGCAAGATTCTCGAAAATAGCCAGTGTTAAATGACTTTGAATCATTAACCGTAAAACCAAACAGTTGGAGAGCTCTAACGACGAAATTATAACAGTCCTTTCGGACTATAATATCATCGCCAAAAACTGCCCAATTAGATGGTCCTCGGTTTCCGTATAATGGGTTCACACCCAACACACGGTAACAGGCTACAACGATACTCGAGAAAAGGAGAGTTTGCAGGGGAAACGTAAAACCATTTCCCATCGAACTCACCATATAAAGCTGATCCAAAGTGCCATCTGGGTAGGTGACACTAGGTGACCTTGCGAACTCCAAGTACCCGATTAATTCCTCGGGTAGGATGGAACGCAGCATCTTCAGCGATATACTGTCTGATGCACTTGATAAGTCTATAGTTCCAAAAGAACCATTAGACGAACCAAGACGCGCCAGTCGCCTATTGAGTTCAGGCTGATAAGAAAGGTCGATTTTAAACCTTTTTCTCAGCATTTGCTCAAGCGCGAAACCGATTCCTTTCTGAAAAAGCATATTCAGAGTAGGTTCGGTAAAGATACTCCTCGAGACTTCCGATGTTTTCGGAACATAAGAAAGACGGTTTCCTGGCACGATCTTGTATCCATAACGTTTGTCGCGCTTTACCTCGGCGCTAAAATGCGTTGGATTATCTAAGATCGCGTATCGGTAATACCGATACAACCGTTCTGATGTGCCAGTAAGGGGCGAGTCAAATAACTTCGTATAGAAGTTATCCGATCTTGCACCAACACTAGCGCCGGGTCCAACACCCCAATTATCTAGTATTACCGATAGAGGGATGTTAGATTCGGGACCGTTTCCAACGAAATCAAACCAGAGTGATCTTACTTCTCCGATAAGCATCTCGTCTTGAACACTTTGAGGATTTAAAATGTATGACCCGCAAAGCTCATTGCTCTTTTTAAAGAGTTTTAAGCAATTTGAGTCAGCCATTTCCCCTTCTTCATCTTGGAACTTCTTCCAAAATGAGTTATGGAGCCACAAAGCGTTAGCGGCTGCTAGAGTCATATCTGAAGTAAGCATATGCTCTTGCACTTTCAGATCGAAAGACAGGGCCCTACGTAAGACAGCGCAATCACGCATGTTTCCTCCGAAGGTATGCTAAAGGTTTTAAAGCCTAGAGCCCGCCTACATGACTCCTGACACCGTGGTATCACCAAGACCAGCAGATTGCTGGTTAAGTGCACCAATGGCTGCTGAAAGAGCAGCACGAATGTTAGGAGCGTCTGCAGTGTCAGCACCAGCCGGCACATCGATTTCAACTTTGATGAGCAGGACTGCTGCTGGTTGTCCAGTCAGAGGAATAACGCCCTTACGGACGATAATCTTCCAGCTGTTCTTCGGAACGCTAGGCAGAAGCCCAGTACCGGGTACGACAGGACTAAGACTTTTGAAGGTCTTAGGCCTGACGATAGTCACCGTAAAAGGTGATGCCACAGAATGAATTGTGACCCCAGCTTGCGTACCTCCCAGAGCGGTGACTGCAACCTGTCTTCCGTTCACGTCTGGCGCCGTATCGGCGACATGCGTGTAGGTTGGCGAGGTAAATCCCGTCTGAGCTCCACCCGTTATGGGTGAAGTAAGTGAGAACGACATAGTCGAACTCCTTTGTTAAAATAAAGCAATACCAAGTAAGAGGATTCTTACAAGGGTTATCCCATTTTACTCAGGAAGAGAGCTCCGATGTTGACGAATTGTCGCCATTTGAGATCTAATCCTGTAAACTGGGGTAGCATCAGCGGCATCCCAGAAGTATTTCGGGACACGTTACGCAAAGTTGTAACGTACTTGCCAACCCCTCCTGAATGCTGAAAGTCCGAAACATTAGTACCATTCACGCTAATCAATACGTCTTCGGTTTTCTTACGATTTGGAGCAAGAGTAACTTCACGCTTGCTTTCCCAAATCTCAGTCTTCCAAAGACCGTGAACGCCACTAGTGTCCGTACATAAAGCCTGCAGGACATCGCCGATATTCGTAAAATAATCGACGAGGAACGAGTAAGGAATCAATTCCCACACTGTGGGAATAAAACTCCTAAGGTCAAAACCAGACATGGAGATAATTCTCTCCAGCGGCGGTGACCCAGCCTCGTATCGGGGACCTCGAAGAAAGCCACGATAGATAACCTCCACTTTAGCAATCTCAAACGTTGTTTGATTAACGTAGAGAGTGCCGAATGTAGATTCTCCAACGGCTTTCGAGTGCTGACCCTCTTCACTACCAAAGGCGCGAAACCGAACTCTATCACTTTCATGAATGAGTCGGCCTAACGTCTTCGCTAGATCTTTGCAATCTGAGATTAGCGGTTGCCAACCAAAGGTTGCTTCGAGGTAGGTATTTGATAGTGCCTTACGTTTGGCTTTCGAACTTCCTCGTCCATTGCGTATTCCTACAGCTTTGGACAAGTAAGAAAGAATACCACCCCTAAGGTTACTAGCAGTACCTCGCAACATACCAGCTGTCTTACCGAGTTCTCCGAGAACAACCCCACCCTGAATTTGATGGTGGGCTCTCCAGATCTGTCGATACAGCTGTTGTATTGCTTGGCTTCTTGCTCTTTCAAAGAAGGGTCCCGTAAGAAGAGAGAAGTGTCCAGCAATAGGGTTAATGTCGACAACTAGTCGCCAGGAACTCTCTTGCGAATACTTCCATTCCCACGGTGACAAGGCATTGGCACGCCAACGGTACTTTATGTAACTGTTGGCGTAATCAACGTCAAGCCACTTTATGTTCGCATCAAAGGCCGTCGTCGCATTTCCACCAGAACTGATAATTTTTCTCCATTTAGGGAGGTAGTTACCAGTCTTTGTACGTCCGAAGGTTCTAACCTCACGGCTATACAATGGCGGAGTGTAGATAGACGTCATGTTCGCATAGTATCTTTCGATACCAATGTAAACATTTGAGCTCTTTGTGTAAGACATAAATTACCCTATCCTTATTACGAGCCAGAGAAGGCGAATCACCTCCAAAAGAACCCACATCGTAATCATGAAGAGAATGATCTGGAAAATAAACATCACGAGTTGGAAACGATTCTCCAACAACGCGATATAAAGTTCCCAGCGCATAACCTTCTTGAAAACCGTACGGATCCAATTTTTGGTTTTTCGCATAATCTAGCTCCTAAGGATGACTTTGAACAGACGTTTAAGCCTGGAAGGGAAGGTTTTACCCAGTAGGAGTTCTAGAGTTTTATTGTCTAGAAAGTCTACCTTTAACTGCGACATTTCAAGTCGCAA